CCCTCAACCTGAATTTATCCGAATTGCCATCATGCTTACTTATAAAGTCATATTAGGTCAGGAATGCTTTTAACGTCAAAACATTGAAAAACGTCAGTGTGTTGTTTAACCATCTCCCACTTCTACAAATGACACGGAAACCGAATAATATCCATTAGAAGACCCATACCATCGAATTGTAACAGCGCCTTTTAAGGTGGCAATCTCGTAGAAAGTCCACATAAAATCACCATATTCTTTATCATCTGGATTTAATGGATTTTCTTCGTTTGTTCTTTCTTCAGCGATCAAGATTTGACTATCAAGCAGCCATTCAAATTCCCCACAAATATCCTCTATAGCTACGTTTTCACAGCAACTTTGCTCATGAAACATCTTAAACTTTCTACCATCCATCAGATGAAAAATAAGTTCATCAGAATCTTTACCACCTTCAATCGATGTGATAATAGTTCCTTTCAAAATCGAAAATTCAACTTCTTTATATCTCACTTAATTCGCTCATACTTCTTCCTCTTCGTCGGTTCCAGCAACTCTTTTTCAATCCTACGCAATTCTAAAAGCTCGTCGCGTATCTCTTCACAATCTTCCCAGTGAAACTTCGTGTATCTACGCACAAGCGCAGGAGTGATATGAGGGTAGGGCTTAAATCGTTCGTGTAGTTCTTGCAGCAGGTTCATTTCCCTTTAACCCTGTCATAAAACCTGCCGTATTCATCATTAGAATCCACCCTTAACAACTCTTGAACAAGCTCTTCATGGTCAGGTGATGGAACGCCGTGGGCTTCGTAATGGTCTTTAGGCATTCTAATTCGCTTTCTTCCACAAAATTCAATAGAATGATTAACAGCTTTAAACCGTCTTTGCATGTTATCTAATTTAAAATTAGGATTATCCACATGTATTCTTTGAAATACCAGTCTAATTTTAATTTCACTAATCCTTTTCTCTTTAACCACACTCCATCCACGAGATACATGAAATAATATGCATTCGAAAACGCTTTGCGTGTGTGCGTCAATAATCTTTGTGTCTCTGAGTGGCGTAATCATTCTAAATCCTCTTTTTGTCTATATTCATACATGCCTAAAGACACGTTTTTTGGAACTGTGTATATCCTTTGAAATACTAATGCAACGCGGTCGTTTGTTATGTAATCTTCTCTTACAAATTCCCAACCATTGCTAAACTTGTTTTTTACATCAAGAATGATGCGCCAGTCGGTTGACACATTGACTGTGCATTGTAGATCATTGATATTCATAAACCCTCCATACATGGGGTTTATTATACCAATATTGGGATATTAATAAATGGATATTAAAGGATAAAAAGCAAAAAACCCCGGCAATCCGAGGTTAATCACTGGATAGAATTCCCCAGCTTTAATACTTTTTATTTAAGCTACAGCGCCTTGTGGCTGATTCATTTGTGTAAGCTCGGTTTTCGCTTTGGCTTGTTCTATCTTAGAGCTTTCCATCTCAGCTATCTGGAGAGCGTCATTTTGCTCCATAGCTTTTTGACGCTCACTTAGCTCCATGATAAAATTAGCAAGCTTTAAGACTCTGTTCTCGTCCATTTCGTCTAGCTCTTTTAAAGCTTTGGCATTAGCTAAACCAGCATTTGCCCTGTCTTGTACAGCCATTGCTTGATGATGCTCTGCAAGGGTGATATCAGTAAAGACTTTAGCTTCTTTTTCTTTAGCAGAAGCAAAGTCAGACTGAGCTTTTGCTTCTAAGCTGCGAGTAAGGACTTCTTGTTGTTGTATTGCTTGCTGATTCTGGACTTCTTGAAGCTGCATTGCCTGTTTAGCAGCTGCTTGTTGAGTTTCAACAAGTCTCTTTTTATCTTGAAGGGAAGTAAGTTCAATAATGTAGTCATCAGGTATCGCGTTCGGCATAATTTGTTTGAGTTGTACAGCCTGGAGGAGCTTGTATTGTCTCTGCGTTGCGGTAAGCTCCCCTTCTTCCACAATGCAATTGAACTTACTAAATTCTTTATCGAAGAACATCTCAGTTGCAGGTTTGCCAACAATATGAGCAACTTTACCTTTTGAGAAGTTATTGACTATAAGATCGTCCATGATCTCCGCTAGATTCTTTTGAGATTCATTTAATCGATCAAATACATTTCTAAGACCAGTTAGTCCAGCGCCCATTTTGAGCTTCATCAAGATACCTGACATATCTTTCGCACCAAGATTTTGTGCGAATAATTCTTCAGGTCCGACGATATCCATGATTTCTTTTTCAATGGTTTGGATAAGTTCAAGCCAGCCTTGACCAACAGGAGGAGGCATAAATTCTTTGACATCTGTTGCAAGATTAGCTGTGTTCTTAAAGAACAACGCTTTTCCAGGCCCACCCAAAAAGGCATCTTCAGGATTGACAAGCGCATCTTCTTTTACCATTAGTCCGGATTGGATTTGAGCGTCAAGCATATCAAGGAGTCTGTTTCGTCGACGGTTGAGCTCAATTTGTGAGTCACGGACATTCCTCGGAATACCCATAAATCGTGAACTATAATTCTGCACCTCGGGAAACATATAACAAACGTGGGGGACGAAAGGCATTCTGTCGAGCCCATAAGGGGAAACTTCCTCGTACATTTCATTGTTGTTGACTAGCACGTGAAGTCTAATGGTTGGAACACGGGCTTTAATTAATTTAACATTTGGATTGATTCTCATAAGCATTTGGAATTGCTCTTTAGTCCCATTCCAAGGGGCAACTTCACCTGTTCTAGTATCTAAAAGCTTGCGAGTATCTTTCCAATCTTTAACCCAGTATTCATCGTAAGCATACATTTGAACGTTGTATTGATTCCAATTCTGCGCTAGATATTGAAACTTACCATCCATGGCAGCATAGCCGCCTTTAAGCGAAGGGACTTCTTTAGATGCACCCTGAAACATACCTTCTAATTGCATCTTGCTTATGTACTTGCGAGTTTGAATCCGGTCGCAGTCGCTCAAATCCATCTTAGTCCAGTAAGGAGACATGATAAAGCTATTATATGGCATGCGATCGACGCAAATCTTACCGTTCTCGGGATCTTCTCTAAAGTCCATCCAAACGCTTAGCAAGTTAAGACCAGTGATTAAAGAACCATTGAAAGCGTCGGAAATCTTTTCGTAAGTGCCATCTTGAGACATACACCAGTTCAATACAGTAGATCTTTGATCGGCTGTCTCACCCATGTCAGGGTCATTATCGGCTGGTTGGATTATACTTGCGAGCCTATTGTCGCGTTGAAAACCATCAATCATGTTGATGATGCGAAGTATCTTATTAAACTTAAGCTCTTTCTTGTTTTGATAATTGAGACCATATTGATAGTTGTTTGTTTGATTGCCAACAGTCATGTTAAGATCAAGATTAGCTTCATACCACCATTGCTGATATAATGACTGTGTTTGTTGCCAAAAGTCTTCAATTTCTCGGGAAATAGCTGAGCTCATAAAAACCTAGTTTAAATTTATTTCTTTACACTACAGAATTTATAAGGATTTGTCTAGGAAAGAATTACATGGGGGACAAGTTTTTTTCTCAGCTGTCCCCGGCCGAGAAGTCAAAGACTAAATTAATTAAACAAAGCGTTGACTAAACAGAATATAATGCAGATGATAACGATCGTTAATGCAATCATATTGTACCTATTGATTACTTGTTCTTCATCTTTTTCATTCCACAAGCTGCAATCTTCTTGTCTTGTTTCTGGTCCATCTTGAGAAGCTTGTCTGTCTGTTTCAACGCTTTCTTCTCTGTTTTCTTGATCTTGTTGATTTGCTGGTCCATTATAAATCCTTTGTTCTGCCTTTATCCATTTATCTTTACATTCTTCACAATCACACTCTGAAGAATGTAAAATATTTTGTTGTAACCTTTTGTAAAAATTATCGTATTCTTCTTTTATACCCCAATCTTCGTTCATTGGTTCTCCTTTTCATAAGCTGAATAAAGGAGCCAAACAACTCCAACGATCATGAACACCCAAACGAAAGTAATAAATATTGTTTGCCAACAAGGGTCACCCATCCAAGATGGGGGATTAAACATAGCTTCTTCCATTTAAAACCCTGTGTATTTTCTACGCATTTCAGCAATGCTATCAGCCGATAGTTTGCCAGGCTCTCCAAGTTCTTTTAACCCCACACATGCCATTCTAAAAGCATCGGCCCCATGGGAGTATTTATCATGCAAAGGTTGATCATAATAGACTTTTAGCGTCTCGTTATATTTTTTTCTATAGAATTCTAAGCATTTGACGCCCGTGTCTCTTATCGTACTATTAAACACACAGTTAGGAAGTGTTGATCGAACGACTTGAATCCCCTCTTCTAGTCCATAAGCTTGGCCATTCTTTAGCACGGGAGTCATTTTATACCCCATCTTTTCAGCCACTTCCATGCGAGATATGCCGCTAGTGAATTCCCTATTTCGCATGTCATGAGGTACGTAATGGGTTCCCCACATGATCTTATGTTTATCACGATACTTATCAAGATAACCAAGATAATGCTCTAATCCTTCCCCCTTATTTTCATAGTAGTCTAAGAAATTTATCTTTCCATTGCTTAATTGCTGAAATATAAAGATAGAAGAAGCATCGCCAACACCAATATCCCATGCAGTATGACACTTAATATCAGGAATAGGGTTAAGACGTGTGATCCGGTCCTCATCTTTGACGGCTTGAATTTGTTTGCCGTAGTAACTTCCTTCGGCCCCTCTGGTAAAGGAGCAGTAATATTCCTGTTGAATGAAGTCTTCGGGCATTCCCTCGGCTCGTTTACCCTCAATAAACCCTGAGTCAAACACTGAAGTGTCGTCAATAGTAAGTAAACTAGCATAATATTGATCGCTCTGGGGGTTATTTTTATCTTTGGTTGCACTCTTGGCGTACTCAAATAGTTTGTAAA